TGCGGCATCATATGCCTGAAACAGGATTGCACGTTCGTTGTCGCGAGGAACCGACACGGCAGCCATTGCATCCTTTGCGGCATGCAATGCCCGCTCCAGCACCTCAACGCGGGCGCGGAGGCGCTCAATCTCGCGGCACGACCATCCCTCGGTCTCGCTCTTCGGTATGTTCGGGTCCATCACCAGCTTCTCCAGCGTCTCTGCTCCGGTCGGCTGGTAGGCGGGATACTTGTGGTCGCTCATGCCCCCGCCTCCTTCGCGGCCTGGAGCGCAACCTCGGCCAGGAGCTTGGCCTGCTCTGGGTCCATCATCAGCGAGAGTTGCCCCACATTGACGCTCACGAACGCGCGGCGGTCCTCGGCAGCAGGATGCACTCGGCTGCTGATCTCTTCTTTGTAGACGCTCACCATGATGTGCATGGTCACCCCTCCATCTTCTGAAGCTGGCGTTCAAGGTCAGCAATGCGCTGGTGCGCCAGCAGATGATCCAGCGACTGCGGGTCCAGATCCCGTGCGAGTTCCACACGCAAGGCAATGCGCGTGCGGAGCGTTCCAGGGGTTTGGTGGATCTCGGTCTTGTAGCCGTTCTTCATGGTCCCTCCTCTGAAGCAGCGCCCGTGTATCACGTTGTGGCTATGTGTGTCTTGCGTTTATTGCAGGGCGTCATGCAGGGGGTGCATACCGGCATCACCCATAGTTCGCTTTTCGCTATATCCCCGTGGAGACATAGACGCGGTGTTCTTCATCGCTCCGACCTCTATACCCACCCTGCCCTGTATCGGGGGCCAGCCGCCGTGCCCTGGTCTATGTCCCCGACCGGGAGGGTAAGTGTACGGTTCAAAGGGGTGGCTTGTGCTTGGTCGAAAACCCGTTCCCGGTAAAATGCCCCGGATCGAAGCGAAGGACGTTGTATGACTGCCCCGCTCCCGGTTCTCCTGCGTCCGGCATTGGCCGTTCAGGTTCGTCCCAGAAGGTCCTTGCGACTTTCGGTGGGGTAGTCCATCTTGCTGGACATGACCCGCCTCCGTCGAAAGGGTGGGTCCAAGGACTGGCGGGTTGCGAAGCCGCGCAGATCCAGGGAGCCGGGGGCGCTGAACCCCCGGCCCCCACACCCTACACAAGCCCCGGCCTCGGTCAACCCCCTACTGCGGCAGTCCGATGTAGCCCGCCAGCACCTCGCGCAGGCGCGCATACATCTCGGCCTCCTTGGGCTTGCGGCAGACCCGCAGGGAGTTGGCGACCGTGGAGTGCTGGGTTTTGCCCATGAGCGCGGCGATCTCGGGCACGGTAAGGGCGGGCAGGAATTCGTAGGCCAGGGCCGTCGCGAGATGGCGAGCTTGCAGCACTTCACGGGTCCGCCGCCTTCCCCGGATTGCCTCTGCCGGGACGCCTTGGTCGGCGGCGACGGCTGCGACGATGGCGTGGAGCTTCTGTTCTTCGGTCATTGGTCCCTCGGATGCGATCCCCCTTCGCGGCAGTCCCATGTAGCGGACGGCTGCTCGCGCGCGGGAAACGCCTTTATGGCGGGTGGGGTGGGGGGAGCGGGTCGCACCCCGCCCCCCCCCCGACGCTAGGCGGAAGAGAAACGCCTAGCGTCTAAGCGTTGGGGGATAGGGGCGCGTTGCCGCGCCCCTGCCCGTTAGCGGCTTTCAAGCTTGGCGATGATTGCATCAAGCCTCGCCAGCGTGGAAAGGGGCGATCCTCCAGGATACGGCCCCCAGCTAGAACCGTTGCCTAGCTTTCGCATCTGTTCCGAGTATGCATGGAACTCGGCCATGCCTTCGCGGGCCTCGCGCAGGCTTTCGAGCGTTTCGAGCGTGAAATCTTGCATGGTTCCCTCCACTAGCTGGCGCAGCGCGCCAGGATCAGCAGCGCGATCACGACGTAGAGCGCGAGGCTTCCGGCGGCGCGGATCATTGGAACCACCGCTTGGCGATGGCGCGCCCGAACACATTGCGGGCGGCTCGCAGGATGGCGTCGCGGCGGCCAGGATGATACGGGACATCCCAGAAAGCCTCGATTGCCTCCGCTAGCCATCGGCAGGCTCCAGCTCGGTATTCCATGGCATGATACTGGCATGGCGTGAAGTCCCAAGCCTTGCCATCCCAGGCCATCCGATTGACGCCTTGGGGCAGGGGCATAGGCGCGCCCCGTTCCGCGGCATTGCGCGCCGCCATTTCAAGGTAGCGCAGCATGGCGCGCGCGTCCCGGCCATCCCGCAGGATGCGGCGATAGTCGGACATGAATGATGCCCGGTCGCCATAGTCGCGCCAGTCAATCCCGGATCGGCGCGACACAAAGGCGCGCAAAGCTTCTAACTGTTCCATGGTTCCCTTCCTCTTTTGGCCTCGTCAGGCACGGCCTAACCGTGCGACCGGGCAAGCGCCCGGTTTCGGCCTATCGGTTTGCCGCTTCCGAGTAATCCAGGCCCGGCGCGGGCGTCATGTCCCGCGTCACGCTATCGAGGAACGGATCATGCGCGCCGCGCCGGAAGGACACGGCCCGGCATCCATGCTCGGCGCTCCATGCGGAACAATTCGGCTTGATGGCCATTTCATCCCCGCCAATACGCAAGCGTTCCATGATCCAATCGAAATCGGCATTGTCCATGTGATAGACGGCACGAACAGCGGCGGCGATAGCGTCGCCAAGCGTTTCGGCTTGGAAATAGGCCGGGCGGTATTGCCCGAGAAAGGAAATCCCTATCGTGAGCATGGTTTGTCCCCTTACAGAATTGCGTTGACGGTCGCGTAGGCGATGCCAGCGCCGGTCGCCGCGAAGCCGATGGCGATGAGCGGCGCGCCGAGACGCCAGGCCTCTATTGCCCATGCCAGCGTGAGGCTGGCGATTAGGGCGGGGGCGGCGAGGGCCATGGCGAGGGATATGGAGGTCATGCGCGATCCTCGGCGTAGGCGCTAGGGATGCGTTCCCCCGTATCAGCGCAAAAGAGGCTCGGGTTCTCCCAATTGACATCCATCCACATGACGCGGAAACCGCTGTTGTGATCGGCGTAGGCGATAGCCTTCAAGATCAAGCGGCGGTTCTCGCGCGCGCTCTTGAACGAAATCGCCTCGCCGTCGGACGCGATGAAGTAGAGCGGGTAGCCGCCGGGCCATGCATAAGGCCCCTGGCGATACGCTCGCCGGAAGTCTGACACGGTTTCGATCTTCATCTTTCCCTCCAAGCCGCACCATGCGGCTACGCGCGTGATATAGAGTGTATAGGCGTGGTGCAAGTGTTTAGTGTTGAGGGGCGCCGGTTTCCTGCATTGCGCCTGGCGCATAGCTTCGGGCCGCATCTTGGCATGGGCATTGCAAGGGGCGGATGGCGTTAGAGGATGGCGGGGGACGCTGTAAGGAAAGAAGCCCGAAAGCCCGCTACTTCAACTCCCACACTATGGGGAGATACAGGGAAGGCAGGGAGCTACGCCAGGGGATGCTGGTCCCGGTAGCGGCTCTAGCCGCCAGCCAGTAGATGACAACGCAGGATCAGTAGAGGGTCGAAAAGCACTCCACTCCCAATCTCCCCCGCCCATCCCACCACGTTACACTATAACTCGGCCACCTAACCTTCCGCACTGCATCTACCGCATCGCAGCATCCTGCCGCAGCGCAGCACGGCCCGGCCTCGGCGGATCCCTCTCGGCGAATCCATCTCGACCGAGCCATCTCGACCGGCCCATCTCGGCGGATCCATCTCGACCGGCCCATCTCGGCGGATCGCGGGCCATGGCGACCGGCATCCTGGCGCGAGGCCGGCTGGCTGGCGGCGCGGGCATGGCGGGGGGAGGGGGGCTTCAAGCGGATGGCGAACGAGACCCCCCCCGGCTTGGGGTTTTCGCGATCTCACACGCGGGCGCGAAGGCCATGCCCCCACGCGCCTAACTGGGTGCTTGCTGGCTCCACCAGAAAAAAATACCCTAGGGTATGCCCCTGACTGTAGAGGACTCCGAACCTCTCCCCTCTGAGCGGATGCCTGCCCTGGATGAGGGGGTGGTTCGGATGCTGTGGGAGGCTGGGGCGTCTTGGACGTACATCTCCAAGCGGCATCCTGTGACGAGGAGGAGGTTGAGGGAATTGAGCGAGGACTGGGACGGGGAGAAGAGGGCGGTTTCCTTGGTAGCAAGGGGGCACACGAACTCTGCGCCGGTTGGGACGGTGCCTGAGGCGAGGACGGCTGACACCAGCACGGTGGAGACTTGGCTGGCGGCTATAGGGAAGATTGTGAAGCCCAGGTGGGATGAGGCTTCTTTTCCGCTGCTGGAGGTTGCGGAGGCTTTGCACAACATCACCCGTGGGATGCCGGTTGCCTTGGCGTGCGAGGCGGCGGGGCTGACGGATCGGGTGGTGCAGAAGTACCGCAACCAGGAGCCGAGGCTTGAAGGCTACTTCCGGCGGGCGAGGGCGCTGAGTGCGAAGCCGCTGGTCGAGCGCATCATGGGGGACCGCGATTGGCGCGCGGCGGCTTGGCTGCTGGAGCGGGGGATCGCGAAGGCCGAGTTCAAGGCCGAGGCTGTCGGCAAGGAAGACAAGCTGACGATTGAGATCATGGTGAACCGCGAGGACAAGGACGCCTTGCGCGGGGTCATCGATGTGACGGAGAGCGCGAATGGCGCAATGGTCATTGGGCTACCAGCCGAGCGAGAAGCAGAGGATCTTCCACGCGGTCAAGGCTAGGCAAGTTCTCTACGGAGGCGCGGCGGGGGGCGGGAAGAGCCATGCGATCCGCATGGATGGGATCATCTCCTGCCTGCAGAACCCCGGCTTGCAGGCGTATCTCTTTCGGCGGACCTACCCGGAACTCAAGGACAACCACCTCATCCCCATCCAGCAGATGGCGATCCCCCCCGAGGTGGCGATTTGGAAGGAAACTGACCGGAAGCTGACGTTCTACAACGACGCCTTCCTCCAGTTCTGCTTTGCCGAGGACTTGGCCGACATCTTCAAGTACCAGGGCGCGGAGATGCATTGGCTGGGCATTGACGAGGGGGCGCTCTTCCTCCCCGATCAGTTGAAGTTCCTACGCACCCGAGTGCGCCTTGGGCGCTACAAGGCGGCTCAGGAGGAGGTATTTCCGCGCATTGTCATCGGCAGCAATCCCGGAGGCCCGGCGCACAACCTCCTGCGGGACATCTTCATCGAACAAGCCCCGCCGATGCACTTCTTCCACGACAAGACGACCAAGACCAAGAACTCGCCGGGCTGGAGGAGCATCTACATCCCCGCGAAGATGGACGACAACCCGCACCTGGATGTGGACAGCTATGAAGGATCATTCACCGCCCTCTCCCCCGAGCGGGCCAAGGCACTACGGGACGGCGACTGGGATGTGGTTTCGGGAGCAGCCCTATCCATGCTCGACAGATCCCGGCACATGGTACGGAGCTTCAAGCCCCCACGACATTGGACCCATCTCATGGCTATGGACTGGGGCACAGCCAAACCCTTCTCCGTTGGATGGTACTGCATATCAGAGGGAGCAACTCTGAAGGCCAAGGACGGGTTCCCGGATGTCTACCTTCCTCCGGGCGCGAAGATCCGCTTTGCCGAGTGGTATGGCTGGAACGGCGAGGCGGACATGGGGGCTAGGATGTCTGCTGGGGCCGTGGCGCGGGAGATCCTGCGCCTTGAGCATGAGATGGAGCTACCGCCCGTGGACATCCGCGTGGCCGACCCGCAGATGTGGGCAAGCCAGGATGGTCCCTCCCCACAAGACAACATGCGGACCGCCACCGGAGGGCGCTTCATCCTCCGTCAGGGGCGGCGAGATCGGAAGGCCAACTACACGACCATCGTGGAGCATCTCGTTGGCGAGCAGGCCAATGACGGGGCGTACCACCCGATGTTCTTCGTGACCAAGAACTGCCAGCATTTCTGGCGCACTTGCCCCGGCCTGACGCTGGACGAGCTTGAACCCGACAAGGGACCGGCCACTCGGAGGCAGGAGGACCATTGCTTTGTAGCCGGGACGCTGGTCCAGACCAAATCTAACGGACTTGTGCCAATCGAAGACATCGTGCCGGGGGACCGAGTGTGGACGCCACTTGGCTGGCAACAAGTTCTTCGTTCCGGCTGCACGGGTCTGGAAGAGGTAGTTGAAGTCATCCACGACGGAGGTTCGTTCCGGGCCACTTCGTCGCACAAAATTCTCACTCGTCGTGGGTGGCGTACCATTGACGAACTGCGTATTGGTGATAGGATCATGTCCACCAACTCGGAGGATGATCCTGAATGTCTGAACCGCAGCATTTCCTTGGCAAGGCGTATTGGCTTTGCGGCCACTATTGGCAGCGTCGCGGCAAGCGACTTCATCGCGTGGTGTGGGAGCATCATCACGGCCCCATTCCGAAGGGGCACCATGTGCACCACATCGACGGAGACAGGTCCAACAACGACATCTCCAACCTTGAGTGCGTGCCCGGAGGCGAGCACCTCTCCCGACACATGCGACACCCCTCAAGGGCGGCACATCTCCAGAAAGCCATTGCAGCCGCTCAGTTGGCTGCGCGCGATTGGCACGCTAGCGAAGAGGGCCGCAAGTGGCATTCGGAGCGCGGCAAGGCCAACGGACAGCTCCAAGCCCGGTTTGGTTGCAAGTGCGAAGAGTGCGGCAAGGAGTTCCTTTCAAAGCATCGCAACGCGCGCATGTGCACGCGCCTCTGCCAACAGCGCAATTGGCGACGCCGCAATCCTGGGTATTTCTCCCATCGAAGGTCGGTCAGCCGTGTTCAACCTGTCGGTGGCACGGGTCCCGGTGTTCACGATAGGGACAAGGGGTCTGATCGTGCATAACTGCTATGACGAAGTTGGCTTCGCCCTGAGCGCCCACTCTCGGGTGACCACCGAGAAGGACCGGGTCAACGACGAGTTGATGGAACTTGCCCGCGAACTTGGGGGCGTGGTATCCGATCCCTACGCAGTCAGACGCAGGAGGGCGTGATGGCGGGCGAGACAACCGAAGCAATCCGGCAAGTCGTGCGGTCCATGGATGGTGAATGGACGGTCCACGACATAGCCAAGATGATCCCCGGCGCGACCGTGGCGCGGGTTTCCTACGTCCTGAACTTCATGAAGTCGCGCGATCTCATCCGTCGTGTCGGAGGCAGGACCGAGAACAAGACCTTCGTGGCGATCTACGTCACGGCAGAGCCTGATGAGCCAACTCCCAGCATGACGAACGAGGAAATGGACCGCATCTTCGCGCGGCGCATGGGCAACCGGCGCTACGAGGACGTTTCCATCTCCATGACGGGGAAGTTCAGCCTTCTCGGGGCGTATAGGTGACATGGACATCAAGTTTTTCGCGCCGACAAAGGCTCCCCACCCGCTGGGCGAGAACCTTGCGCGCAATTTCTGCAAGGGCGAATACCTTGCAGCCCACGGAGAGCCGCTCGCTCGCGTGAATCTGCACTACGGCATCCTATACGGGGGTGCGGAGATGCATGAAAAGGCGCGCCAGGAGGGCAAGCACTTCGTCCATGTTGATCACGCCTTCTTCGGGCGCAACGAAGACCTCTGGAAGGAGCAGGGGTACTTCCGTTTCTCGCTGGATCACCAGTCCAACGGTCAGAGACATACGTTGGAGGTGGATCGACCTCGCTTGGCAGCCCTTCAGTCGCGTGGATTGCTGAAGCTGGAGCCGCGCCAGAACCTCCAGAAGCGCCAGTTGATCGTCTACCAGCCGCCAAGCCACTTCATGGTGGAGTATTTCAAGCTCCCGGCTGATTTTGACGCCGGATGGCGCGCGGAAATCCGCACCCGCTTCCCCGGAATGATGGTCGTTACGCTCCACAAGAGCCCGAAGGACGAAACCTTCTGGGAGAACACGGCAATCGTGGCCTCGTTCAACTCCGGTCTCGGTTTTGAGGCGCTCAGAAGGGGAAAAGAGGCGATCATGACCGCTCCGCACGCAATACAGCGGCATGGTGTGCCAAGCACCCTCTGGCCCTACATGCCGGGTGACCTGACCGACCTGAAATGGGCGGAACGTCGCTTTGAGGCGTTCTGCACCATCGCCGGGCGCATGTGGAACTTCCAGGAGATGCGGAACGGCAAGGCGCTTGAGCATATGCAGCGCAATGGAGAGATCCCGTGATCAAGGCGAAGTCCGCGAAGGCCAAGGGCCGGAAGCTGGAGCAATGGATCGTCAAGCAGTTCGAGTCACTCGGCTTGACCGCTCGTCGGCAGCCGGGATCGGGCGCGTTTGACGCATTCCCCCACGATGTCGAGGCAGTCCTCAAGGACGGCAAGCGCGTCCTAGTTGAAGCCAAGCAGCGCAAGAAGGATGCGTGGGCTACCGGGGAGCGATGGATCGGAAGTGCCGACATCCTCGTCGTGCGGATCGACCCGGAGCCGTTCAAGCCCGAGAACGAGCCGCGCGTCTACATGAAGTGGTCCACTTTCGAGAGGCTGGTCAAGTGACCCAGGTGATGACCCCGGCCCGGCTGATGGGCTACCGGCGCATGGCCGACAAGAGGCGTGGTCGCCGCTGCGGCAAGCTCCGCATCGAAGGAAACATGCATCCCTTGGTCAGGGAATTCTTTGAACTGGTGAACAGGGACGAGTTCCTGACGATGAAGTCGCTCCGGGACAAGTCGGGCCTTGAGATCGACACGATCAGCCAATGGCGATACCAGCACTCGCCGCAGCTTGTGTCTTTCGAGGCGGCACTCAACGCAGCGGGATATGAACTCTGCATCCGAAGGAGGAAGCAATGAGCAACCTCGCGTTCTACAAGCAGATGCACGCCGAGGGGAAGTTCCCCGGCCACTCCACCGAGAAGTGGAGCGACCAGATCGCGAAGATCATCACGGAGTTCAACATCAAGACCATCCTCGACTTCGGCAGCGGCAAGGGGATGCAATACACGGAACTCAAGCTGCATGAGAAATGGGGCGTGGAGATGCCTACGCTCTACGATCCTGCCGTGCCGGGCTTGGACAAGATCCCCAACATCATGTTGCCGTTCGACATGGTCATCTGCTGCGATGTGCTGGAGCATCTTGAGGGAGAGGAACTTCGCCAGGCGGTGTTCAACGCCACGATCCGCGCGCGCAAGCATTGCTTCTTCGGCATCGCGACCTTCCCCGCCAAGAAGACGCTGCCAGATGGTCGCAACGCACACCTGACGCTCTGGTCGCGGGATGTGTGGATGCGCTTCATCACGGATGTGCGATTCCAGGGGGATGCGCTCGTCCGGGTCGAGTTCGACGGAGGCGAGGATGGACGTTGACCCGCTTCCGTATTGGATAGGTTTCGACGCTCGCGAGGTGGATGCGTTCGATGTCTGCTCGTTCTCTGCCCAGCGCAAGAGCAGCATTCCGCTTCATGTCCGTGCGCTCAATCACAAGCAACTGCGCGCGCGTGGCATATTCTCTCGCGAATGGGGCGTGAACCCGAAGACCGGGCAGATGTTCGATGTCCTTGACGGGCGTCCCTTCTCGACGGAGTTCGCATTCACTCGCTTCCTCGTCCCCGCGCTCCAGAACTACCAAGGCTGGGCGCTGTTCACCGACTGCGACATCCTCTGGCTGGACGACATCGCTGGCCTGTATGCCGAGCGGGACGACAAGTTTGCGGTGCAAGTGGTGAAGCAGAACCACATCCCGCAGAACGACATCAAGATGGACGGTCAGGTCCAGCAGCAGTACCCGCGCAAGAACTGGTCCTCCGTGATCCTGTTCAACTGCTCCCACCCGGCCAACAAGTACCTCACGCCGAGCTACGTCAACACGATCCCCGGCAAGGAACTGCACACCTTTGCGTGGCTGCGTGACCATGAGATCGGTGACCTGTCGCCAGGATGGAACTTCCTCGTCGGACACACCAAGCACACGGTGAAGCCGCGCGCCATGCACTTCACCGATGGCGGGCCATGGTTCGAGCATCTGCGCGACGTTCCATTCGGCGGATGGTGGACGAACGAGTACGACCACATGATGAAGACCAAGGGGAGGTTCGAGTGAAGAAGGTTGGAGACTGGTGGCTGCCGGAAACGGACCACCACTTTGTCGGTGATCTCAGCCAGTACCAGATGGCTGCGTATCAGTCCGCCATGAAGCATGTGAAGAAGGTCGGCACGGCCATTGATGTCGGCGCGCATGTGGGCATCTACTCCGCTCGCATGGCCGCGCAGTTCGACACGGTGTTCGCCTTTGAGCCCGACTCGGCCAACTACCCGTGCCTTGTCCGCAATACGCAGGGTCTTGGCGTACAGCAGGGCGAACGCAAGTTGCAATCCGTGATCCCGATCTACGGTGCCGCTGGAGCGCAGCGGGGGGTTGGCTCCGTGCGCGTGGACGCTCTTGCCAATACGGGAGCGAGAGGCTTTGAAGTGGACAACGCCGGTCGAGTGCCGATGTACGCCATAGATGAGTTCAAATACACACTCCTTGGTCTGGTGAAGATCGACACGGAGGGTTTCGAGCATCGTGTGCTTGTCGGGGCCATGGAGACCCTCAAGCAGCACAAGCCGGTCCTCATCATCGAACGCCCCAAGGAGGACTCGATTAACGTCCTTCGGCTGCTCAACTACAAGCTGGTCGATGTCGTGAACAAGGACAGCATCTTCGTGGAGAAGTCCCAATGAAGCGCAAGGTCATGGTCGCCAGCAGTTGGTCCCCCGCTGGCGAGGAACTCTACGGCAGGCGCTGGCTGGAGACGGCCAAGCAATATTGGGGAGATCTGCTGGAGCCGAACGTCATCACGGACGACAAGCTCGCCATGGACTTCGGCTTCCGGGGGTTCATGGAGCGCCACGCCGCGCGCCGCCTTGACCCCTCCCAGCCGGGCTATGACTACCGCCAGGATCTGCTGCGGTTTGCCCACAAGGTCTTCGCGCTGAAGATCGCCCTTCAGGAGGCAGAGGAGGATGGGTTCGACTGGCTTGTCTGGCTGGACGGCGATGTGGAGACCAAGGCCCCGATCACGGAATCCTTCCTCGACGTAATCCTCCTTGACGACCACGACGGCGTCCTCCTCTCCCGCGCCCAGAGCGCCCCGCATCCCGAGTGCGGGTTCATGGCCTTCAACCTCAAGCTCAAGGGCGGGGACTTCCTGCGGAAGTTCGTTGGGATGTACCTCAAGGACGATGTCCTGAAGCTGTCCGAACTGCACGACAGCTACGTCTTCATGGTCTGCGTCATCGCCCACATGGAGCAGGAGAAGAGCAACTGGCACGATCTTTGCAGTACCGGGCTTGGTCCGTATGGTCTGGACGCTTTCGAGGCGTCGTACCTGGATGGGGTCTTCGTCCACAAGAAGGGCAACCGCAAGTTAGGGATGACCAATGCGGAGATCGTGGAGCGGCTGCTCGCCGGTCGCCCCCATGTCCGAATCAATCCCCGCGATTTCGACGGCGAGGTGCCGGAGGACGCTGTGCCGGTCATCAACTGCGACAACGTGTCGGTCGAGGACATCCGCCGGGCGCTGCTGGCGGTAGAGGACAAGCCGTTGATATTCATCGGCTTTTACTCCTCCGACGAGGACGGCAAGCACGTTGACACCTCGCTCTATGGCATCAATGCCGTGCGGACGGACACGATTGCCTTTGAGTCGGTCGAGCGGGCGGTGGATGGGCTGGGGTTCGTCCATGTCGCCGTGACGAAGGACTGGAAGGACATCCCGGACGACCTTCCGGTGTTCCATGTGCGGCAGATGGCTCAAGCCAAGAAGGAGCAGATCAAGGCCATCACCAACAACTCCTACCAGACCAACATGCTGGTACAGACGCAGAACTGCGTCCCGGAGGAGACCATCCGCGCCAACATCGTGGCGAACCTTGCCCAGATCCCGGAGTGGGTGCGCTACAGCCGCCACCACATGAGGCGGGCTGTCATCGTCTCTGCCGGGCCGTCCCTTGACCTCCCCGAGACCATGGATGCCATACGCAAGGAAGTGGAGAACGGATCAATCCTCTTCTGCGTCAAGCACAGCCACAACAAGCTGATCGCAGCCGGGCTGGTGCCGTGGGGGTGCGTCCTCCTCGACCCACGCCCCCATGAGGGCATCAGCACCCATGGCAAGCCCCGCGCCGAGCTTCTCCCGGCAGCCTATCCTGGGGTGCGCTACTTCTGCGCCTCCATGGTGGACCCTTCTACGGTGAAGCGCCTCATGGACACGGGCGGCAAGGTCTATGGCTGGCATGCAGCGGTGGGCGCGGACGAGAAGTCCGTCCTCCCACCCGAGCATCAGAAGTTCCTGATGGGGGGTGGGTCTTCTTCTGCCGGTCGCGCTATGATACTTGCATGGCAATTCATGGGCTTCCAGTCCATCGGCCTCTACGGCTTCGACTCCTGTCACCTTGACGAGAGCAAGCTGGACAAGGACGCGCGCCACCAGGATGGCACACCCAAATACATCCTGATGGACATGGCTGCTGGAGGCAGGAACAAGAGGTTCTGGACCGACAGGGACATCCTTTGTCAGGCGCAGGACTTCACAAGGTTCTTGCAGGAAAGCCCGTGGATTCAATGGGACGCCCACGGTCCCGGCATGGTTGCGTGGTTGTGGGAGAACACGCGCGGCAACTTGCCGAGACTTGAGGAGACCTACGGATGAACGACCGCAAGTGGCGAGGGGACAACGAGAAGATCCGGCGCAAGAAGCGGCAGGCCCTCAATGCGCTCCTCGTCAACATTGCGGACAGTCTCTCCGAGCAGGAACGCGAGTCCATCGCCCAGGTCTGCCTTGAGGACTTCAGGTCGGACATGGAGAGCCGGTCGGAATGGGATGCCATGCATGCCGACTGGGTTGCGGTCTACAACCAGCAGGACGCGCCGATCAACCGCCCGTGGCCCAACTCCTCGGACGAGAGCCTTGGCCTGCTGACGGAGGCTTGCAACAGCTTCCAGAGCCGCGCCTACAAGGCATTCTTCGCGAGCCGGATGCCGGTCGCCGCGATCTCGACCAACCCCTCCGTGCCGGGTTCTTCCGAGCGTGCCAAGCGGGTCAGCCAGTTCCTCCAATGGTCCCTGTTCTTCAAGGACCAGACCTACAAGGAGGACAAGTCGGCCATGCTGCTGCGGGTCGCGGTGCATGGGTCGGACTTCACGAAGACGTACTTCGACCCGGTGATGAACAAGATCGTCACCCGCGCCGTCCGCGCCGAAGACCTCTACGTCCCGTACCACATCGGGCCGATCAACATCGAGGATGTACATCGAAAGACCGAGTTGATTCACATCAACCTCAACGAGGGCCGCATCCGCGCCTCGGAGGGCTACTTCCTATCCCCGCCCGAGCCGATGATGATCGGGCAGTTGTCGTCGCCCATCCAGGAGCAGAACGACAGGGACAACGGCATCCACGCCTCTGCCACGCAGAGCGAGGACATGGCCCAGATCATCGAACAGCATTGCCATCTCGACCTTGACGGGGACGGGATCGCGGAGCCGTACAAGATCTGGATCGACGTTACCTCCGAGAAGCTGCTCCGCATCGAAGTGCGGTACGAGGTTGACCAGACCGGGCGTCCGCTCAACGGTCGCCTGCCCATCGAGGAATACACGCACTACCGCTTCCTTGTGAACCCGGACGGCTTCTACGGCTACGGGCTTGGCTTCCTGCTGGGCAAGACGAACATTGCGGTCAACAAGCTCCTGCGCCAGTTCATCGACGCGACCACGCTGTCGATCCACGGCAACATGAGCGGGTTCATCTCGGAGGCCCTGAACATCAGCAAGGGGCCGGTGAAGATCGAACTCGGCAGCCTGAAGACGGTCTCGGCCAGCACGGACGACATCCAGAAGGGCATCAAGACGTTGTCCTTCCCCGCCCCGCCGCCCACCCTCATGCAGGCCATTGCCCAGCTTGAGACGCGCGCCCAGCGCATCGGCGCGACCACGGACGCCGCTGCGGGCGACATCAACAAGGTCTTCCAGCCCACGACCATGCAGACGATGGTCGAGCAGTCGCTGGTGATGTTCACCTCGGTGCAGGAGTTCCTGCTGCACTCTTGGTCGAAGGAACTGAACAAGATCTATCGCCTCCACGGGATCTACTTCCGTGGAATCGAGAGCTTCATCTCGGTCAGCCCGGAGGGGCCGGAGGAGATGGTGGTCAGCGATCAGGACTTCATGGACGACATGCTCATCATGCCCGTGGCTGATCCCCGCATGATGAACCAGCAGAGTCGCCTCCAGAAGGCCCAGTTCCTGTTCGACTTCGCCACGAAGAACCCCCTTGTCGCCAACAACCCTGAAGTCCTGCTCGCGGTGTCGAGGAGGCTGCTAGAGGAGATGGAAATTGACGGGATTGACAGCATTCTTCCGCGATCTGTGGATCAACTACCGGAGCCTGCGCCGGATCCGAAGGCCATGGCTGAGCAGGCGAAGGTCCAGGTCGAGCAGCAGAAGCTCCAGCTAGAGGCGCAGTCGGCGCAGCAGCAGTTGCAGATCGAAGCGCAGAAGATGCAAGTCGATCAGCAGATGAAGCAGGCGCAGATGGTCGGGGACCAGCAGCTTCAGCAGCTTCGCATCGAAAACGAGCGGATGTTGCAGGAGATGCGGATCCAGAACGAGGCCGAGATCGCGCGCATGAAGCAAGAGTACGAGAACGTGCGCGTCCAGCAGGAGCTTGCCGCCAAGCAGTCCATGGAGGCCCAGAAGGCCAAGATGGAGGCTGACACGAAGATCATGGTGGCGCGCATTGGTGCTGCCGGTGCTGATGTTCCCGAGATCGAAGCGGTCAAGCCTGTTGCACAGCAAATGGGCGAGGATGTGCGCTACATGATCCAGCAGATGGACGCCCAGAACGCTGCCCGCGACCAGCGCATGATGCAGATGATCCAGTCCCTCATGCAGTCCATGGGCGCGCCGCGAAGGATCATTCGTGGTGCCGATGGCAGGGCAGAGGGCGTCGAGGTCGTACCCGGAGGGATGATGCAATGAAGCAGCCAGCGATGGAGTGGCGACCGGCAATGGATTGCTGGTTGCTCAGGACGGAGCAGCCCCTTGCTGAGCGTCATGTGCGCGCTTGCAAGGACTTCATGTTGAAGATCCAGGCGGGACGGCGCATCGGGCTGATGCCGGGCGACATCCGCGACGATCTGGATGCAAGCGTCCGCGCACTCAACGAGAACCGCATCCAGCAATGGGCTGCTGGCCCGAGCATGGACGGGCGCGGGGAGATCACGGTGTTCGGCGCGACGCAGGGCACCGGCAAGACAATCATCGACATGGGAGCCTGACATGGCAGCTACTTGGCGAGCGACCTCTGGTGCGGTGGCGTATGCCAACGCGAAGGACATGCTCAACGTCTTCAACGGCACAGCATCGGCGCGCATCATCCGTGCCTACAGGGCGTATTGGTTCAACAACGGCACCGCAGCGGTGACCGGCGTGATCACGACCGCCCAATGCCGCCGCATCACGGCAGCGTCCGCTGGCACCGCTGTGACGCCCGTGAAGCACGACACCAGCTCGTCGGCGCTTGACGCCGCCACGACCTGTGGCACCAACCAGACGGTCACCGGCAGCGACATCTTCCGCCGCTTCCTCTTTGTGAACGAGGAGCCGGTGGTGGCTGGCACGACGCAGGCGAACTGGCTGACGCTGATTCCGTTCGCGGAAGTCTGGAACGCTGGCTACAGCGACACGAACGTCGAGCCAATCGTCTGCCGCGCGACGCAGGGGTTTGAGTTGTTCCACTCGGGATCGTCCGCAGTTGGCACCGCCGATCTCGAAATCGAGTTCACCGATTCTGCGACGTAAGCCATGAAGACGCTGCGCCACAAGGCTTGCTTGCATGAGTGGGAGGTGGAGGAGTCCTTCGCCTCCCGCGTGGAGAACGACATCAACGGGGGGCTTGGCCCGGCGTCGCCTCCCATCGTCTGCCCTGGGTGCAAGGTGCCGTCGCGCTACAGCGAATTCGTCGTCGTGACGCCCGATGCCTGAGACCTTCCTCGTTTACCAACGTGCAGTCGATGTGCGACCGCTTGAGGATGGGATATTCGCCCTCTTCAATGACGAGGCATCTGACTCGCGCCGGTACTACGAGTTGGTCAATCTCAGGCTTTCGCCCGTCGCCCCAACAAGCAACGTGCAGTTCGGCTCGGGTCGCGCGGGCGCTCTTGCCCTCTTTCGCACCACGGCGAGCAGCGGCGGCGATGCAGTCTCGCCCATCAAGCACGACACCGCATCCGCCAGCCTGCCCTCCCAGGTGACGTTCACGACCAACCCCGACAGCGTCACGACCTCGGGCATCGCCCTCAAGCGCATGGCTGACGCACCGACGTACTTCGCGGCCATCGGCGGCACTAGCCTTTCGTCGCGTCAGTTCAGCAGCGGATTGGCAACGTGGAAGCACGACGCATTCGCGACGCTTGGCGACTTCGGCGCGAGTGTTGATGTGGAGCCAATCGTCCTCCGCGAGGGGCAGGGCGTGGCGGTTACGCAGACCGAGTACGGCGTTCCGCACAGCATGATCGTGGCGATGTTCGTTACCAACACCGCGACGGGCGCGACCTACACCTACCGCAGCGTGGACGTTGCCACCGATGCTGTCATAGACGGCCCCCTTGTCAGCCTGTTCAACGCTTCTGGCAGCGGCGTCGTGCTGGCTGTGCGCGTAGCGTTCATCCCGCTGGACGGAGAGACCAACGCCACCACCTCGCTCTCCCTCACCGTGCCAGCCATCAACCTTCGCATCGCGCGCATCTTTGGCCTCGACACCTCGGCTGACGCGGCGACGATCATCAAGCCCGACAGCAGCGTGGCGACGCCATCGTCCATGCGCGCCGTCGTCGGCCCGTTCCGTTCGCGCCTTGAGGGATCGTGGCAATGGGATTGGCCGTATACGCATGGCGCAACGATTAGCGTACTTCAGCAGCAGAACGCTGGCGTGTTCCGGCGCAACCCGGCGATGAAGGTGTTCGGTGCCATCGGGCAGTCGCTCAACGGCATCCAGCTTGACGGGCTCGCTGACATCGACATCTTCGCCGCCGAGCCGGGCAGCGGGATCATCGTGCGGCCAGGAGAGGGCGTGGGCTTGCTTGCCGGGACCGCTGGGCTTCTGTCCAGCAGCACCTTCATCAACTACAACATCGAAGCCACGATCCTCCACTACCCGCCGCCCTCTGCCCCGGCTGGCGGAAACACCTACTCCCGCTCTCGCGTTGTGAACAGGTGATGCCATGCTGAAGCAGTCCACGGCGCGCAACCTCATGGTGCTGATGACCGACAGCACCGATCACATCACCGGCAAGACCGGCCTGACGCTCACGATCTCGGCAAGCAAGAACGGCGCGGCCTTCGCGTCAATCACCCCGACCGTGACCGAGCGTGGCGACGGCTGGTACTCGCTGGCCCTGACCACGTCGCACACGGACACGCTGGGCGACTTCGTCCTCCATGTCACGGCCTCGGGCGCGGACCCGACCGATGTGCGCGAGGAGGTCTTCGCGGCCCTCCCCGGCGACAGCGTCACGGTCTCGTCGCTGGCATCCGATGTCATAACGGCTGCGTCCATCGCTGCCGATGCGGTGACAGAGATCCAGAGCGGCCTCGCCACGGCCTCCGATCTCACCACGACCGACACCAAGGTCACGGCAATCAAGGCCAAGACCGACTCGCTTGCCTTCACGGTAGCGGGTCAGGTGGACGCCAACATCCAGTACGTCAACGACATTCAGGTCAAGGGCACCGGCACCACCGCTGATCCTTGGAACCCCGTGTGATGTTCGTCTCTTGGGGCGACTCATGGGGCATTTCATGGTCGGATTCGTGGGGCTACGGTGCTGTCCCGCCTGTCCAGACCGGCCCGTCCGTACCTCAGAAGTTCCAGCGGTGGGCGTCCTACCAGAAGATTCCGGGATCGTTCATCCGTCAGGTCTCGCCCGGCGTCTACCTCCGCGTCACGCCAGAGAACCTTGACCCACAAGTGGTGGTCAACGAAGAGGTCATCGCTCCCGCCGCCACGATCAGCACCAACATCCTCGCCAGGCAGATCCTTGGCGACCGTGCCGTCAGGAAGATCCGCAAGGAACTGAGGCGGGTCAACGAACTGGAAACCCGCCTTGCCGAGCAGGAGCGCCTGTCCCGAGCCGTCAACGCCAAGCTGCGCGCGACGCTGGACAGGGAGATTGCCCTTCGCGAGGATGACGAGGATGTCGTCTTCCTCCTTCTCAACTCATAGGAGTGACTGATGCCGAAGACCCCCGCATGGCAGCGAAAGGCCGGGCAGAACCCAAAGGGCGGCCTCAACGCTAGGGGCCGGGCCAGCTACAAGGCCGCAACGGGGGGGACGCTCAAGCCCCCGCAGCCGGAAGGCGGCCCACGCAAGAGGTCATTCTGTGCCCGAATGACGGGCATGAAGAAGAAGCTCACCTCGGCCAAGACGGCCAACGACCCCAACTCCCGCATCAACAAGTCCCTCCGTGCATGGAAGTGCTGACATGAAGAAGCCCATCTGGGACCGCGCCCGCCCGAAGTCCCTTGGCAAGCCCAAGGCCCTGTCCCCGGCGCAGAAGGCATCCGCCAAGGCGGCAGCCAAGAAGGCTGGGCGACCCTACCCCAACCTCGTTGACAACATGAGGGCGGCGAGGAAGAAGCGATGATCCATCGCCTCGACCCGGATGAGGTGGAGAACTGGCGTCGCCACCCGGTGACGCAGTACCTCGTCCAGGAGATCCGCAAGCAGAACGTCCACCACCGCTACCGCATGGCGCAGGACTTGCTGGCGATGGGCCGCGCGCAGGGCTTTGACGAGGCCCTTCAACTCGTAGGGAGGTTGCTTGATTCCCCCGGAATCATAGAGTGACCGCAAAACGGAGAGCCGCATGATCCGCCGCCAGAACCGCATGAAGACCTCGCCCGGGGCCGCCGCCATGGAGATCCTCCGCAAGCAGGGTCGCAATGGGGACACCGAGCTTGCCCATGTGAACCCGCGCGAGAAGGCTCTCCTGAAGGCCCTTGGCGGCGCTGGTAGCCGCAACCCCCGCACGGGCCTGCGCGAGTATTACGACGAGGGCGGTGGTATGTCGTCGGAGGGCGCTGGTGCCCCATCGTCCACGGGGATGTCGGGCGAGAGTGCTGGAGAGGGAACCAACGATCTTGGGCTTGGCGACGATTCGGTAATGTCTGGCAGCGACATGGAGAATCAGGCTCTAAATCTTGGTCCCGCACCACCTACTGTTGCTTCTCCAGTCGAGGACCGTGGTCCGATTGGCCGCGCGCTTGATAGCGTATTCGGACTTGGGCCAGACAGCAGGCCCATGGGCGGGGCGTTCACCGACCCCAACAACCCATACGACTTCACCCTGATGGACGCATTCAGCCCGACAAGCACCGCCATGCGTGGCCTTGCATATGGGATTGGTCGTGGCCTGACGGCACTTGGCGTGCCAGAGGGGCCAACTGGAAGCCCAATCAGCAACATGGCTGCCTTTGAGGGTGGTCCGTCCGGGATGCCCGGCAACCTCGGCACCGGCCTTGGCGAGATGCGGAACGAGGCGTTCGTCCCGGTCGCCAACCCCACGCCCCGCTACCTCCGTGGCGGCGAGATGGCCCCGCCGCAGGAGATCAGTTCCTTCATCGGCCCCGGCATGAGCGACATCCAGCAGCGTGCGCTCATCTCCACCTACGGGACGCAGGGCGTGAACTCCGCTTTCCGTACCGATCCGGTACGCCGGTACTACGCCAACCTCCTCTCGCGGGGACTGATCTCGGACGCTGGCGCTCCCGTGCAGAATCCCTATGTTCTTCCCATCGAACAGCAGTATGCTTCTTCCGTTCTCGGTCGCCCATTCGCCAATCCGGCTGATGCAGCGGCAACCTACGAGTCCATCAGAGGGTTCCTGTAAGGGGGTGATCCAGATGAAGAAGAAGCCGAAAAAGGGTGGTCGCGGCTGCTGATCAGCCTGCCAGTCGTGAGCACCCTGGAAGGGGGGATCCGTCCCCCTCCTCTGATCCCCCCTTCCGCCTCCCTGCCGATCCGCTAGTTTCCTCTCGGGCATTCCGCCCAAAGAGGAAAGCATGAGCAAGAAACTACGACCCCTCTTCGCGAGGGTTGTCGTCCGTGCAGAGACGCTACAGGCGTCCATCGGCACCAAGTACTCGGCCCTGAACAAGATGGGTTTCGAGATCCCCAAGACCGTCGAAGACAAGATGATCCCCGACGAGGGCGTAGTCGTCTCCGTGGGCGAAGCCTGCGAGGTGATGAAGGCCGGTGACAGGGTTCTCTTTGGCAAGTGGGCGGCCAAGCCCATCGCCTTTGAGCCGGGCCTGTACGTCATGCAGGAGGAAGACATCATCGGTGTCATCGAGGATGACGCCAAGGCTGTCGCCGCATGACCGAGAGGATCGGAAGCCGCGTGGAGGTGTCGGATGACGATGTTCCTGTCGCGCCTGCGAAAGCTCCTGTCGCGAAGCCCGAAGCCGCAGCCCCCAAGGCCGCGCCGAAAGCTGTCGATCAGGAACCCGAAGAGAAGGGAACGGATTGGGTCGAGATCGAAGACCCCAAGCTGAAGGCCCGCTTCAATCGCCTGTACCGCCACACCAAGGAGGCGAACGAGCGAGCGGAGAAGACCGAGCGCCAGATCTCCCTGCTTGCCGAGCAGAACACCAAGCTCCAGAAGGCCCTTGAGACCATCGCCGGGGGCATGCGGGACAAGGAGATGCAGGCCGAATTGGCGACCATCAAGAAGAACATGAAGGAGTCAATGGCGGTCGGCGACGTTGAGGCCTTTGCGGAGGCCAACGAGCGGCTTCTGGAGATGAAGCAGGAGGCAAGGGAAAAGGAAATGGAGCTTAAGAAGAGCGAGGAAGTCGCCTCTCAAGCCCCACCTCCAATTTCCTCAATTGAGCAGCAAATCCTCTCGGCATGGCAGAAGCAGACTGGTGAGGATGGAAGGCCACTTCGGCCCTGGGTCAATCCTGAGCACCCAAAGTTCAACGAGTCAAAGGCAATCATCATTGAGGTTGCCAACGAGTACCCAGATGCTCCACTCCGGGAAATCCTGAGCGAGGCTGATGTCAGAATCAGGCAGAAGCTAAGTCCGCAGGACGATGACGAGGACGAGGACCAGCCCAACCCGGTTCGCCGGGCGTTTGCCTCGCCCCGTGGCCGACCGGCTCCACAGGAGCGCGAGCGCACTTCGCTCAGCACTCAGGAGCGAGTCATCGCAGAGGCGATGTTCATGGGTGGGCGCGGTTCGCTCGCCAAGACCAGCAAGGAAGCACACGAACTCTACCTCAAGCAGAAGAAGGCTATGGGTAGGGTCGTTGCGGTGGAGGATTGACCATGGCAGACATTGACAACGATTCCGCAGCCGGTGCGCTCGCGGAGAAGGGCCGGAAGAAGTCGGCGAAGAAGGGCAACCGTAGTTGGGCGCCCGCCGCTCCTCTCGGCATCAAGAGCAGGGACCCGTCCAGCAGGCTTCGCTGGGTCCACGCCGAGCCCGCCAACATGCTGAAGAAGCGTGCTGAAGGCTGGGAGCAGGCGGATGCTGGAGACGCTGTCCACGACCGCCCCAATGGGGTGGAGTCGGGGGCGGGAAGTTCAGCCGGTGTGCTGGAGTATCGGGACATGGTCCTCATGAAGATGCCCGAAGAGATGGCTCGGGAGCGCGAGGCGTACTACCGCAACGCATCCCAGGAGCAGCTTACGGGCCTCAAGACGAGGACGAAGAGAGACATCCGCTCAAAGACGGGCGTTACCGTCGAGGGCGACATCACAATCGACTAACCCCTCCAGAAGGAGTCCAACATGACCGACGCTCCCTATGGCCTCCAGGCCATTCGGAACAAGGCTGCTGGCAACACCCTCCGCACGAAGCTCTATCGAGTGACTGCGTCGGGCAACACCCAGGGCCTGTTCATCAACGACCCCGTCCGATTCAACTCGGCGGGCCTCGGCGTGATCCGCCTCTCGTCCAACGCTGCCGCGAACACCCGCTGCCTCGGCGTGGTTTCGGAGCTGTTTGACGAGAACGGTCGCCCGCTCACGTTCAGCCAGCCGGGCCGTGGCCCCTTCCTCCCCGCCTCGACGGCTGGGTGGGCGGCGGTCTACGACAGCCAGCAGATCACGTTCATCTGTCAGGCCGACGCCTCCGCTGCGGAGACGATGGTCGGGCAGTACGTCTCGCTGACGGCTGCGACGAACGGCAACACGGCTGCGGGCACCTCGGTGATGCAGATCCGTGCGGGTTCGGCGGATACGTCCGTGAAGACCTTCCAGGTGCTGGGTCTGGCTCCGACTGAGGCTCGCGGCCTCGGCTCGGTCGCCAACAACTCGGCTTGGGGCAATGCGTACATCGACCTTGAGGTCCGCATCGCCCTCCACTCCTACACCTCGACCTGATAGGGAGGACCGCACATGACGACCGGAACTGGCAATCTCCCTGAACTCCTGTGGCCCGGCATCTCCACGATCTGGGCCGACACCTACCGCCGCTACCCGCCGCTGTGGAACCGCTTCATGATCCTGCGTCGCTCGAACAAGGCGTTCGAGAAGGAGCAGGGCGTGACGGGCTTCGGCCTCGTCGGGCAGAAGGACGATGGTGACAGCGTCCCGTATGTGGACATGCTCCAGGGCTATCAGCGCGAGTACGTCAACCTGACCTACGGGCTGGGCACGACGATCACCCGCGAACTGATGGAAGACGAGCAGTACAACGTCATCAACAACGTGCCGAAGATGCTGGCTGAGTCGATGCGTCAGACGGAAGAGACCGTCGCCGCTTCGGTCTTCAACCTCGGCTTCAGCACGATGCTGACGGCGGATGGCAGCGCCTTCTTCTCCTCGACGCACCCGAATGTCCGTGGTGGCACCCAGCGGAACATCCCCGCTGTCGCCTCGGACCTGACGCAGGCGTCGCTGGAGCAGGCGTACATCGACATCCACGACTGGCGCGACGACTCCGACCTGAAGATCAACCTCATGCCCGAGAAGCTGCTGGTCGCCCCGACCAACCGCTTCGTGGCTGAGAAGATCCTCGGGACGAAGTTCGCGGTGGGTTCGGCTGACAACGACATCAATCCGATGGCGGGCCAGCTTGACCTCATCGTGAACCCGTTCCTCACGGACCCGGATGCGTGGTTCATCATCACGAACGCCAAGGCGGGCGCGACGTTCTACCGTCGCCGCAACGCCGAGATCACCCGTGACAACGAGTTCGACACGGAGATCCTCAAGACGAAGACGACGGCGCGCTTCTCGGTGGGTGCCACCGACTGGCGCTATGCGTACGCGAGCGCCGGAGCTTAGAAATAAGCATACCGCTGCTTCGTAGTACCCAGCAGGGGGAGGGGCATCCGAGAGGGTGCCCCTTTCTCATAGGGGCCTTCCCCGTCCTTGCCCGGTGGGTAGATTGGGGACGGATCAGCAAAGGATCTCTCCATGACCCTCAAGACGCAGTTCTCCGGCCCCGTTGCCTCTGGCATCGACACGGGCAACATCCCCACGACCAACAAGGGTTTCGGTCGGTTCACCGTGTGGACCCCGCTGACGACCCTTCCGATCACGGCCCAGCCCGTCGCGGTCCTGCCGTTCGACGCGGTCCTGCATGAGATCAACATCTGGAAGACCGGGGCCTTCACGGGCGAGGCGGCCTTCAAGTTCGGCACCGCCACGGGCGGCTCGGACAACCTCGGAAGCATCTCCATCTCGGGCAACTCGGTCTACCGGGCGTTCGTCAACTCGGCCACGGCCCAGACCACCCTGCCGTTCGCCCACGCGGGCGTTTCGGCCAACCCGACCCCGATCTACTTCTCCACGGGCGCGATCTCGGGCACGACGAGCGCACTCGCCTCGGCTGCCTTCGTGGAGGTCATCTACACCCGCATCTCCCTGACGGATCGCCCGGATCTTGTTGCGGCGCACAAGGGGAATGATACGACCTATCAGGGGCCGGTTCGGTCTGGCGGCCAGGATGTCGGAATCCCGTCCCGCGCGGTCTGCGGCAACCTCGTCACCATCCAGCAGGCCACGGCAGCGTCCTCGCCGGTCAGCGGTCAGGTGGTGGGGATGATTCCCTACGGGGCGTACCTCAAGGAGATCAACTTCTACTGCCGCACGGCCCCGGCTGGTGAGGCGACGGTTCGCTTTGCCATCAACGGGGAGTCGGACAACCTCGGTAGCGTCTCGGTCTCTGCCGCTGGCGTCTACTCGGTTGCCATCACCTCTGCCGTCCGCGCCACGGTCCCGCTGGGCATCAACAGCGGCTCGGGCCAGCCGGTCAGGATGTCGGTCCTCGCGGCCTCGGGCGTGGTCACCGGGCTTCAGGGCATGGGTGAGCTTGTCATGGTCCGCAGGGGCCAGTCGGACGGCTACCCCGGCCCCGGCCAGAAGGAGACGACCTTCCAAGGCCCCATCGCCACGGGCGTCAACCTTGGCTCCTGGGGCAACGCCAAGCCCGAGATCGGGTGGGGTCGGTTCTCCAAGCTGACGACCACGATCCCCTCGACCAACGGTGTGGTGTCTGGCCTCCTCGTCGGCTACCTCCCCATCGGGGCGGCGCTGGTGGAGATCAACTACATCGCTGGCACGGCTGCCGGGGGTGAGGCGACGGTTCGGGCTGGTACGTCCCCCACGGTCTTCACCTCGGACACGCTGGGTGCGGTGTCGGTCTCTGCGGCTGGCATCTACAGCGTGATCTCCTCGACGGCAGTCCGGGCCTTCGATGACTCGGGCGTCAACCGCGCCAAGAGCGGTGCCACCGCGCAGGCCATCTACCTCAACGTCGCGGCTGCCTCGGGTAGCATCGCCACGCTGAGTGCAAACGCGGCGGTTGAGATCGTCTACACCCGCCTCGACCCCTCCATCTACGGAGTCTGACATGGCCCGCCCTAAGCAATGGACCTTCTCCCCGGTCTCCGGGGAAACCACGACGATCTACTGGCCGGTGGACACTTGGGTCTCCACGCAGGAGTACGCCTTCGTGTTCCGCCAGTTGTCTGGCACCGGTACCTACATGACCGGCTGCTCGGCTGCGTGGAGCATTGACCGTGTTCTGGCGAATGGCGTTGCCTCCGCGCAGTTCATTCAGGTCTCTGCCTTCTCTGCCGGGTGTTCGTTCACCCACGAAGACCCCGCCTCCTGCTTCCGGCTCACGATCCGCACCAGCGGCGCGGCGACCGTGGACATCATGGCGATGCAGAGCGGTCCTGAGCGGGTGAGCTAATGGGCCGGTGGACGGAGCGCAATCGCTGGCGGCGGGGCCAATGGCTCGTCCGCGACGACGAGAGCGGCTTTGTCCACTACGCCGATCAGGTCGTTCGGCGCTGGGATGGGATGTACGTCCGCAAGGACCAGGATGAGCCGATTGACCCGCAATGGTTCATCACGGCTGAGTCCGACCCGACCAACGTCCCCTTCGTCCGCCCCGACCAACCGGCTGGCCCCGCCTGCAAGACCGGGCCTGCCTACGATGCGGCGAACCAACCGATCAAGAGCTTCCCCGGCTACAACCTCTATGTGGGCAGCAGCATCGGGAGCATGGAGATCGAGTGCAGCTTCATCGTGTTCCCCGACACCGGCCCCTACCCTCCACGGTGACCCATGGCACAGCAGGACAAGGCAACCCTCAAGCAGGCTTTCGAGACCGGAGACGCGCCCACGGGTAGCGACTTTGAGAACCTCATCGACAGCCAGTTGAACCTTGCCGAGACCACGGCGCAGACGATCAACGGCCCGGTCAACTTCGCGGGTGGCGTGACGTTCGCGGCGGTCTCTGCGGCAACGGTCGGCGGCAGCACGGGCACCTTCGGGACCATCACCGCTTCGGCGGGTTCGTTCACCCAGGTCTCGGCCAACGGGATCTTCGGGCTTGCCAAGGCCGAGTGCTACGCCACGGGCACGGGGTTGATCTCCACGACTGCGATCAACTCCTACGTCGTTACCAACGTCGGAACGTCTGCTGAGTTCACCAACCAGTTCACGCACAACGGCTCCGGTCGCCTTACCTACACCGGCTCGCAGACGAAGACCTTCATGTTCGACGTTGACTTCACGGTCAGCGGAGTGACGGCAACGCAGAACGTCGCGGTTCGCCTCGGCAAGGACGGTTCCTCGCTTGCCAAGACCACGATGGAACTTCGGATGGCAGCCTCCTCCGCCCCCTATGCGGGCCATGTTGGCGGCATCGTGACGCTGACGGCCAACTCCTATGTCGAGGTCTACTCGACTGCCACGCTCAACGTGAGCAACATCCTTTTCGAGAAGTTGAACCTACGCGCAAGGGAGGTCTGACATGGCCTCGCCCTACCTCACGATTCTGGAGATCGTGAACGAGGTCTGCGACCGGATGAACATCCGCCGCGTGACTACCACGAACCAGAACGCTTTCACGAAGAACTGCATCAACCTCCTCAACGACATCATGGAGGAGATGACGGACTTCGGGACTTGGAACGAGTTGCAGGCATCGGCCTCGGTGACGATGGTCTGCGGGCAGTCGATCTACACCATCGACACCGCGACGCTCGCCACGGCCAAGCAGTTCATCCACTCCATCCAGGAGGTCGCGGTGTCTGGTCGCGTCCCGCCGCTTGAGCCGATCTCGGACAAGAACGAGTTCCGCATGCTCAACCGCGTGAACTCCATCGGCCAGCCGTCGCGCTACATCATCGAAGGCGTGGACACGCTCGGCAATCCCCGCCTCGGCATCTTCCCGCGCCCCGGTGCGAACTACGCTGGCAACGAGGCTTTCGTGAAGTTCCAGGTGCTGCCGCCGAAGTATGTGGCTGGGTCCGATGACTCGGTCGTGGTGCCGTTCCCCGGTCGCGTGGTCATCCTCGGCCTCGTCGCTGCGGCGATCCTTGACGAGAGCGCGGGTGCGGAGACGCGCCAGTATCAGGCAGCGCAGTTGAAGTACCTTGCCGCGCGCAACAATGCCCTTGGACGCCAGACCGCCAAGACGGGCGAGTATGTGCGAGTCCAGCCGGGCGTGACGACGAGGTCGTGAAGTGCCCGAGAGGTACTACCAGATAGCGCGGCGCGGTCTAGCCACGAACTTCACCGAGACCGAGATCCCGCTCGACTACGCGCAGAGGTTCCGCAACCGCTTCATCAACGCAGCGGGTGGTGCAGAGAAGCGCCCCGGCTACGTCGCGCTCTCGGGTGCCTTGCCCACCAAGGGCATCGTCACGGGCCTGCACGAATACATCGACCGGGACGGTACGGCCACGCTGTTCGCATCCTCCGATGGCATCGTGTTCCGCTACAACGGTTCTTCTGCTTGGACGCAAGTGTGGCAGGCGACCACGGCAGCGCGGCTGCGGTCGGTCCAGTTCGATGACAAGCTCGTCTTCTTCAATGGCGTGGACCGTCAGGTCTACATCGACAGCGCAACGGCACAGTTCCAGCGGTTGCAGCCGGTCATGGAGAACGGCACTTGCGGTGCGTCCACTTCGGCCAACGCGCTGACGGACTCCGCAGTCACGGACTGGACGGCGCAGACCTTCGTGGCTCCCGGCGATATCGTGTTCAACGCCAAGCGTGGGGCATACGGCATCGTGACTGCCGTGACCTCGTCGCGGGTGAGCCACACGGCGATCTCGGGTGCGGCGCGTGGGTTTGGCTCCACCCTTGCCCCGATCTCTGGCGCTCCGGTTGGTGGCGATCCGACTGCCGGTGACGGCTACAAGATCTACGACAGCATCGAGTTGAACGTCGTTTCCTACGATGGCGTCCTCGACAACGTCGCGACCATCGTCTCGACCAGCACCAGCCCCACGCAGACCTACATCTCCGTCTCTGCCGACAAGGTGGCGAACTGGCTCAGCACCACGATGAGAGTGGGCGATGTCGTCCACAACACGACCAAGACGGCTGGCTCCTTCGTCTCCGAGATCCTGTCCTCTGGCTTCTACGTCGCTCCCGCGATTGCCACGACCTCGGCGGGCGACTCCATCGTCCTGTACCAGTCCGCCATGCCGGTCGCGAGTTGGATCCATGTCCACTACGGGCGCGCGTGGATGATCGACTCCCGCGACCCGCGCAACGTCGTGGCCTCGGGGGCGAACGACATCCAGGACTTCACGGTGGACAGCCAGTCGCTTGAGACGCGCACGGTGGCGATTGGCAGCCAGCAGCCCGGTGCCGATCCGGCGCGCACGATTGCCTCGTTCCAGACCTACCTCATCATCGGCACGGAGCGAGCGGTCTACGCCTATCGCGGCACGGCCCCGGCGGACCTTGAGCCCGCTGGCCTGTTCCCGCAGGGCGTGGTCGCGGCGGATGGGTTCGTCAACACCGGCAACGACCTGTCCTTCATCGGGTACGATGGGCTGCTGTCGATCAGCCTGCTCATCAATACGAACAACCTACAACGGTCCAACATCTCGGAGCCGATCAAGAACACGTTGCGCGCAATCATCCGCGATGTGATCGAAAGCCCCAACCCGCAGATCCAGATCGTCAACTACCAGCGGCGCAGTTGGATCGTGATGAAGATCGCGAGCAAGCTCTACATCTACAACTACGCCAACTTCGTGCTGGATGACGGGAAGATCGTGGCCGGGGCGAGTTGGTCTGACTTCGACGGGCAGATCGGCCTCCAGAGCGTCCTCTACGTCCGGGCCAACTCCGACCTCCTTCTGGGCGGGGCGGATGGCAAGGTCTACGTCTTCGACCAGAACACCTATACGGACGACGGGGCGTTGTACCCGACCGAATACATGCCCGGCTGGCTAAACCTTGAGGAGCCGCGCCAGAGCAACCGGATCAAGACCGGGTCGTACATCGTGCCCAACTTCCAGGTCGGCGGGCGGGTGGTCTACGACATCGAGTCCACGGGCGACTTCAACCTCCAGTCCTACGACCTTGTGTCGGTCACAGCGCAGGAGGAGATCGGGGGCCGGGGGATTGGCACCTTCAGGATCGGCACGGACTTCGTGGGCATGGCCCGGACCACGGAGGGCAAGATCCCCCTTCGCTGGCGGGGCGCCCACTTCCGGGTGTCGTTCCGCACTCTTGACCAGTACGGGCCTGACGTGCTGGCCGGATTCACGATATATGGGGACATCCACGGGAGACGATGAATGGCACTCTTTGACTTCCTCGCCCCGGCCCAGACGGCCCTGAACCTTGCCGGTGCCGGTGCTTCGGTCGCCAACCTGTTTGGCATGGGCCGGAGCCGGGCCACCGAGAAGGCTGTCCGGGCGCAGGCAGAGCGGGCAGTCCAGCTTTCGGAAGCCCTTACCAACCCCAACAGCCCCCTGTTCCAGCAGATGTCGGCTGACGCCCTCCAGCAGCAACGCACGGCGAGGCTCCAGGGCATCTCTGACTTCGTCCGGGAGCAGGAGAGGCAGGCGAGGCGCTTCCCCTCTTCCTCGGGCAACGTGAGCCTGTTTGCGCGCAATCCGCGCCGGGACGAGGCCATCGCCCGCGCCATGATGATGGCTGGGCAGAACGAGCAGGCGCAGGCCAACCAGCAGGCCCGTCAGGTCATCTCCGGTGGCCTGAGTGCCCTTGGCACCTCCACGCAGGCCCTCGGGCAGGCCGGGCAGATGCAGGCCCAGAACCGTCTGATGCGTCAGGTCGGCGTTCCGTCCGGCCTGTTCGGGGCCAGCCGCTTCCTCGGGGAGGCGGCGAAGACGCTCGCCCCCGGAACGCAGGGGCAGCCAGCCAACCCGTTCGTGTTCTCCCCGTCCTACGACCCGCTGCAAGTGTATTCTGGCGGCGGGCAGGCTCCGACCTAAGAGGCTGAGATGGCAGAGAACGGCATTGGCGGTCGATTCGGACTCCCTGAAGAAGTTCAGCGTCGTCTTCGCTTTGAAGCCGATGTGCAGAGGATTCTTGCGGAGCAGGAGGCATACGACAGGAACGTCAATCTCAACGCCCTAGATGCTCCGGGTGCGCCAATTGCCGCTGGAAATGCGGCACAGATTGCCCGTGGCAGGGCGATTGAAGATGTCCTTGGTGACATTCCAGGTCGCTTCAACGAGGCGCTTCTTCTCAGTTCGGCTGGCCTTGGTGGTACGCCGTCTCTAGTTTTTGAGCCGCCCCCAGAACCTCCTCGCACAATTGACATCAACCAGTTCCTTGAGAGCGCAGAACCCGCCGCTGCCCCGACTCGTCCCGCAAGGAGCGCGCCCGCCGCTGCTCCTTCCTCCGCTGCCACCCCCACAGACGCCCAGCAGGGGGAGACCGCACCGCAGCAGGACACGCAGAGGGCTGTTCAGATTGTCGGCCAGCTTCTCAACACCGGCTCTCAGGGGCAGCCCCGCCCGTCCTACGCCAGCGACATTGCGGACGCGCAGAACCGGGTCGCCACCATCCTCGCCCGCTCCCTTCGTGGAATGGACGGGGCCGGAGGGCTTGAGCGCATTGGTCAGGCGGCGATTGAGACCCTCTCTGGCGGCGGCAAGGTTTCCTTCCCCGAAGCCATGGCCCAGATCGAAGGCAAGGAGTCCAGCCGCGCCTACAACATCGCCAATGCCCTGAGTGGTCTGGCGAGGGCGCAGAACGCAGGGCAGCTTTCGGCCAAGGATCAGGCGATGCTTGCCCAGCGCAGGGCTGAAGCCGCCGCCCGCATGGGCAACTCTGAGGCCCGCAACCTCGTCTCTGCCGTGGACAAGATCACCTCTGGCTACGCCAACAAGGCGGCGGCGCAGGAGGCGGCGTGGGAATACATCAACGACTGGAACTCCCGGAATCCTGGAGCCGACCCCGGTCGCTTCTCTGAGGTCATGCGCGGCACGGCAGACTATGTGCAGTCCAAGGGTCTTGCTCTTGCTCGCGGGCGCGGTGGCGCTGGCGGCGGCGGTGCCGGTGCCGGTGGCGGCGGTGCTAAGGCAGACGGTCTCTACATTGACGAGGACGGACAGGAGGCTTTCCGTCCATACACCGATAGCAAGCCGACCCAAGCGATGAGAGAGGCCAATCGGGCCTACCGCAGCGGAGACATCGAAACCGCAATTTCCATTGCGAGGAGCATCCGAACCAAGGCCATGGGGGGTGCGGGTTCGGCGTCGAAGAGCGACGAGAAGTTCATCGATGACTTTGAGAAGTCGCTTGTGTCAACGAACACGGCTCGCAACCTCATTCGCCGCACTAAGGATCTTGTCGTTAACAGCCCCGCAGCGACTGGCGCGACTGGATATCTCTCGCAAGTTGTCGATGGACTTGGCGCGCAGATCAACAACGTCTTCGGAACTGCCGTAACGGTAAGGCCGGAATCTGGCGCTCCATCCTATGCAATTAGTCAAGCCGACTTGCGAAACCAGATCGGTGTTGATCGTGCATGGAACAGGATTACTGGTGGAAACTCCAGTCTCACGGATAGCTTCCGTTGGCTGAATGGACGGACTGCCAGCGACGCGCAGGCAATCAAGACGAACTACCTCCTCCTTGCATTCTCTGTGGCGCGGGCTATTGATCCGGGCGGAAGGATCTCGGACAAGGATGTCCAGGGCGTCTTGAGTGCCCTTGGACAGCGGGGCGCTGGGCTCCTTAACAGCCCAGAACAGATGGCCCGTGCGCTTGATGAGATTGATGCGTACATGCTTGATGCGTTGGAGTCTAAGCATGGTGTTGGTTCCTATCGACCGGCGTTCCGCGAGCGATATCCAGACTTCGATATCATTCGCAGGGGGGCTGGTCGTCGCACCGCCCCTGCCGCTCCCGCCACACCAGCCCAGCAAGCCGCCCCCGCCGCTGGGGCGCCACCCGCTGCTGCATCTCAGCCAAGCGCAAGAGAGCAGTCCATCGCCAATGCCAAGGCAGCAGTCGCATCTGGAAGGTTCACAAGAGAGCAAGCTGCGGCACGGCTGAAGGCGGCAGGGTATGACATCGCACCGGGTGATCTCTGATGCCTAGTGATCCGCAGGGAACCATCGTCACCTTTGACGATCTGGAGCCGAATACCGTCGTCACGTTTGATGACGCTCCAATGGCTCAGCCATCGCAGCCAGCTCAGTCATTTGCTGTTGAGGGTCCGCCAAGGCCGCAATTCCCCCTCCCAACCGCCATGGGGGCATACGAGTTCTTGAGGACCGGAGGTGGGGATGCTGCTAAGAGGCAGCTTGAGTTGGAGAGTCAGGCTCTTGGCTCCAGCATCCAGATTGGAGAGGCTCCCTTTGCTGCTCGCGCCAAGGCAGCGTTTGGCATGGAGAGTTCCAAGCCACTTGAGCAGTTGATGCCAGACTATGATTTCAGGACCATCGAAAGCGAAGGTCCACTCAAGGGCAAGCAACTGTACCGTCGCAAGAACTCGTCTGATCCGTGGTCAACGGTTGATAACCCGTACCTTGTTACCGGGACGGACGTTGGCGTTGCCCTTGGTGGCTCTGCTGCTCCAACGCTTGGCGGCATTGGTCTGTCCCTTCTGACAAGGGGAAGGCTTATGCCATTGGGTTCTGGAGGTGGAAGTGCTGGTGGGGAAATAATCCGCCAGAAGATTGGCGAGAACATCTTCGGCCTATCCCCGACCCCTCCTGGCGTGGATACGAATGCGCCTGAGTATCGCCAAGCACCGGGTTCAATGACTCGGGAGCAGATGACCTCTGTTGGCCGTGAGGCTCTTGTAGGCACGCTCTCACCCATTGTTGGCAATGCCGTAGTCAATGCCTACACCCGTATCTTTGGTGCCGGTGCCGCCCTGCCGACGTTGAACGTCGCTTCGTATGAGAAAGCATTCCGCGCCATTGAGCAGGAGCTTGTGAGGATTCTTGGGCCGGAAGAGGCGCGCAATGCGATGGCCCGTCTCTCTGCCTCAGACGTTGCCGCGTCTCTTGCACAGGGCGGCATCCTGGACGCGCAGATCAACCGCATTCGTGCGTCGGCTGGGGCTGGAAGCGAAGCGTTCCGCATTGCAGAGCTGAAGAAGCAGCAATACCTGGAGAGCCTTGGGCGCAGGCTCCTTGGCATGGATGGAAGCGAGGTCAGCCCGACCGAAGTTGGGCGTGGGGTTGCCGCCAATGCCCCTCAAGGCTCCCGCCCCTCCTCGAATGTTCTCTCGGCCTCCGAGATAGAGCAGAGGGCTGGGGCAATCCAATCCCTTGGAGAGGAGCGTCGAAACCAGCTTGGAATGCAGGCTGTTGAGTCGATGTCTGCCGGTCGCGCCGCTCCCGTCGCGGGGAACACGCAAAGCATCATGCAGACGGTCGAGGGGGCTGCGCCTGCTGGCACTTCGGTTACGGGGCAGCAGACCATCAATCCGCGCAGTCCGTGGGTTGGCGCGCAGATCAGGACTGCGATCAACGATGCCTACGAGCGTGTGACGGCTGATCTCGGGCTTGATTTCCGACGCATTGAGCAGGCTCTTGCGGGGCAGACCGTCGCCCCGACCTCTCTCCAGCAAGCCGTTGTCCGATACGAAGACATCCTCCAGCGTCGCACATTCCCCTCCCTGTCACCGGAAGACGACAGGGTTGTTCGCGACTTCATTGATCGTGCCTTTGAGCGTGATGCCGAAGGGGCAATCATTGGGCTGCGTAACCGCTCCTACGAGGAACTGCGCCAGGATTCTTCCAATCTCAAGAAGGCAATCAGAGACTCCAACAAGGGCAACTGGTCTGGCAACATCCAGATGCTCCGTGATCTCGCGGATGCCATAGACAACGACATCTATCGGCTTGTTCGCGGCGCTCCGAATGGCGAGCAACTTGCCGCGCGCCTTGAGGCGAACAATGGCGCTTGGCGCGAAGCCATGGACCTGTTTGAGCGTTCTGGCGCTGGAAAGGTCAGGAGGCTCCGAACTGGCGGCGCTGAGTTGATGCAGGACGAGCAGATCGCCTCGCGTGTAGCCAACGATGCAGAGTTCTCCAACAGCGTATTTGAGTCATTGCAGGGACCGGAAAACGCAGCGGTTCGGGCTACCATTGCCGCAACCCTACGGTGGGAACTCATCCGCCGCGCCGCTCCGGGGACTGGTCGCAATGTCAATCGCGAAGCCCTTGAGAACGTCATCCGGGACAAGCAGTCGCAGTTGAACCAATGGCTTGGTCCCGATGAGATCAACGCCTTGCGAACAAATGCCGACGAGATCCTTCGCGTCAGGGACTCAATGGGTGTCGGGCGCAACACCAGCTTTGAGGATTGGTTTGACAAGTCGTTCTGGAACGGCAACCCCGGCGATGTCGGCGTTACCTTGCAGAGACTTCGGACAGCCCTTCCTGCCGATGGCCCAGGAGGAAGCAGGCAGACCATTGAGACCTTGCAAGCCCTTACGAGGCAGAGGGTCTACTCGACCTACACCAAGCTTGATGAGAACGGGCGTCGCGTGTTTGATCCCGACAGCTTCTTCAAGGACATGCTCGACAGCGAAGGAAAGCGCAACCAGTTCTTTTCCCAGGTTTTTGGACCAGAATACGCTGCGCGAGCCAATGCCATCGCGGAGGGCCTCTCCAAGTACGGCATTGCGATCAAGTCTCAAGCAGACGCTGCAAGGGCTAGGTACACGACTGAAGCGGCGCGTGGTCGCGCATCCAATGCCCTTAACGACTACCTCAACGCGCAAGACGATAGGGTGAAGGACTTCCTCGGAGTATCCAAGGACAACTTCAACGCGACCAAATGGTTTGACGAGCGATGGGGTGAGGCTGACGCCGGTCGCATTGAGAGGATCGTCAACTTCCTCGGCAAGGATTCGGAAACGGTCAAGAACATCCAGAACCTTGCCCTGAACCGCATCTACCGTGAGATCACGACGCTCTCCAAGGGCATGAAGGGAAGCGCAACGGCTGGCCCAGAGTTCGCAATCAACGAGGAGGCCCTCGTCAATCTTGTCAGGGACCCAGCCCGGAAAGACTGGCTGGTTGCCTTGTTTGGGTCTCCCGATGCTGCATACGCCCAGCTTGACAAGCTCGCCACGACGGTTTCGCTCCTGTCTCCTGGTCAGTCTCGCACTATCCTGACGCAAGCCACCGATCCTGCGCTTGTCTCCATTGAGCAGTTGAGGCGTCTGAGGAACGTCGCGTTTGGGCCTTTGAACCCCAATAGCCGACTGATGACCCGTATGCTGGAATGGGGCAGCGACCAGTTGAGGGATAGGGCGGCGCGAGCGTTGGTGTCGCCCGATGAGTTCCTTCGCCTACAGCAACTGCTCCAAAGGACGGAGGCTGGCGAGATAACTGCCGGTGTTGTTGCCAGACCGGCGGTTGAATGGATGCTTCCCAACTCCACGGTCGGTGCGCTTGCCACGGTCAAGGAGCTTATCGGAGGCGCAATCTCTGGTGCCGCATCTGGCGTCCAGAACGTGATGGGAAGCCGTAACTCTGAGAGAGGAAACCGATGAAGAAGATGAGCAAGGGCCAGAAGAAGGTCGAGAAGGTGATGGGCGAATACAAGCGAGGGACGCTCCACAGCGGCTCCCCGCGCGGTCCCGTCGTCAAGAAGCGGGGGCAGGCCATCGCCATTGCCCTCTCGGAAGCAGGCATGTCCAAGAAGCGGAGGAAGTGATGCCCAGCCACTACAACCATGAGAAGACCGAGTCCAAGGCCGAGAAGGCCCGCGAGTATGGCGGCGGCAAGAAGTCCATGGCCTCCTGCAAGGTGAACTGCCAGTACCCAACTGGCACGATCCCCTCGGCCAAGGTATCCATGGGGGCGCAGAAGACGAACCCCGCCCGCCGGAACCGCAGCTACTGAGGGTGCCATGACTGCCCTGTCGAAGTCCGCGCTCAAGGCCCTCTGGAAGGCTTACTTCCAGCCGACAAGTGCGGACTTCTCCAACCTCATCGACTCCTGGGCTGACTACCAAGAGGCCCTCGCGGTGGCGACCAACCTCGTCTCGGCAGGGCAGACGGGCGTCCCGCGTTTCATCAGTTCCACCTCGGCAAGCATCCTCCCGGTCGGGGCCACGGGCATTGCCCTCCTCTCGGCAGCCACGACGACCGCAGCCCAGACGGCCATTGGGGCCGGTACGGTTGGGGCGAGGGTCTTCTCTGCTGCGACCACGGCGGCGGCTCTCACGGGGCTTGGGGCCGGGACGCTCGGCAGCAATGTGTTCCAGGCCGCGCAGGCCAACAGCGGTGCAGCGGTCTTCGGTGCCATCAACTCCATGGGCACCACGGCTGGCACGATCACGCTGAACCTGAACACCGCGCTCAACCACCGCATGGTCCTCTCGGGTGCCGTGACGTTCAACGCTCCTACGGGTGCGGTGCCGGGTGCGACCGGGGTGATCGAGTGCATCCAGAACGCCTCTGGCAACCAAGCGGCGACGTTCACCAATTCGTGGATCTGGGAGGGCGGGTCGTTCCCCGGATTGTCCACGACCGCATCGGCGCGTGACATGGTTGCGTACTTCGTCGCGGAGACCAGCGTGATTTACGCCCGCATCAGCACCGGATTTGCCTGATGTTCGGCGCTCATCCGATGTTCCGCATCGGTGGTGGTCAGGGCTACCAGATCACCAACTCGCTGCGCTTCCGCGCGAGCAATAGCGCGTATATTCGCCGCACCATTGGTGCTTCCTCCACAAGCACAACTGTCGCAACGTGGAGCTTCTGGATCAAGCGCGGTGCGTTTGCCGCAGCCAGACAAGTCATTGTCTACAACGGAAACACGGCTGGAACGGGAAACACGATACAGCTTGAGTTTACCTCGGGGTCCGCCATCCTTGCTTACTTCAACGGGGCGGGAACCACGGGGTTCACGACCAATGCGGTCTTCCGAGACCCCTCGGCTTGGTATCACGTTGTCCTTGCTTATGACAGCACTCAGGCGACCGACAGCAATCGCGCGAAGCTGTACGTCAACGGAACGCAAATAACGTCGTTCTCTTCCGTCACCTACCCTGCTCTAAACCAAGCCTTCAATGCTGGTTCTGGAGACTACCAACAGATGATGGGGTTTGGCGCAACGCTCAATACAGACGGCTACATGGCCCATGTCTACTTCATCGACGGCCAAGCCCTGACGCCCTCCTCTTTCGGCCAGACAGACGCCACAACGGGCGTGTGGGTGCCGAAGGCGTACAGCGGCACCTATGGCACCAACGGCTTCTTCCTGGAGTTCAAGGACGCTGCCTCCACCACGACCATCGGCTACGACACCTCTGGCAACAGCAACAACTTCACGACGAGCGGCATCTCGGTGACGGCTGGCACGACGTTCGACCAGATGACCGACACGCCGACGAACAACTACTCGACCATGAACCCGATTGCATCCCACACCTCTGTTGGGACATTCGCGGCGGCAAACATGCAATGGTCGTATGGGGCTGGAGCGTACTACGCAATCATTGTTGGGAGCGCAGCCATCAACTCCAAGTCATACTGGGAGGTCACGGTAACTTCCGTTGGCGGTGCCGCGTATATCGGGATCATACTTGCTTCCCAGCAAATTAAAGGCACCGAAGGAACCAACAATACCCTATCAAGCGCGGGATGCTGGAGCTACGACAACACCGGGAAGAAGAACAACAACAACGCTCCGGGTTCAGGCACAGCTTACGGATCAACGTACACGACAGGTGACGTTATAGGTGTGACATACGATCCGTCCACCACGACCCTGACGTTCTACAAAAACAACGTTTCTCAGGGGTCTGCATATACAAATGTCACATCTGGTGATGTGTACGCATTTGTCAGCGGCATCTCTGGTGCAGACTTTGCCGTGAACTTCGGCCAGCGTCCATTTGCCTACACCCCGCCCAGCGGCTTCAAGGCGCTCTCGACCGCCAACATCACCAGCACCGCAGTCTCCACCAGCGGAACCTTCACCGGCAATGCGGCGGCGGATGGTCCTTTCGTGTGGACGAACGGCAACCCCGCGACGTTGTTGATCAACGGCAATGGGGTGACCTTCGGGACCGATGCCGACAAGACTGCTGGTGGGTTCAAGCTTCGCACCGCTTCCGCAAGCTACAACGCGAGCGGCTCCAACACCTGGACGGCGACTGCTGGCAAGCGGTTAGTGCAGTCTCGGAAGCCCAACAATGCACAGGTCAACCCGTGACCAATGGATCTGGAGGACGAAAAGTGGACCATCGGATCTCCAAGATGGAGCGACGCCAAGCCCCTCGTTCGTGGATGGAGGTCGAAGGTGTCCGAGATTGATCCCCGCGAGTTCGGTCGCTTGGAGGCCGAAGTAAAGGCCCTGACCAAGTGCGTCGAGGAAATGTCCGCCGACCTCAAGGCAGTCAGGAGCGCACTTGACGCCGCTGGTGGAGGGTGGAGAGTATTGGTTGCCGTTGGCGGGTTGAGCGGGGCTGTCACGGCTGTTGTGGTGAAGTGGATGCCATTCTTCCCGCTTCGTTAGGAGGGACTATGGAGGGTCTTCTTTTCCTTGTGCAGCAGGACGACAAGCCTCTGTGCCTGCCGCTGGACAAGATCGAAACTGTCCTCAAGGACTACCATGAGAGCGCCTTCGTCGCCGGGCGCATGGCAAACGGGAACGTGCTGGTGATCTACACATCCCGCAGCGGATCCTGGACGCTGGTCATCGTCGCCCCTAGCGGCATCGCTTGCGTGGGGCCGATGGGCGGGGAGTTCCGCCTCATGGGCAAGGGTGCCTGATGCCAAACCCCGGTATCGGCAAGGCAGAGGGCCTTCGCCGCGTAGAGATGATCGAACAATGCCTGCGGGAGGGATTCGTTCCTCCCGGCCACTACCCCAAGGTGGGCCAGAGGGCAGCGTTCGCGGAGGCCATGTCGCGCCTCAATCTCTTCATCCATGGGCGTCAGGACAATATCCGTGCCATTGAGCGAGCAGCGGGCCGCAAGATCGACTGGTCGCTCTGCACGGAGGTCTCGCAGCCAGCCCCTCCGCTGGAACCGCGCTACGACCCGCCCTTCATCCCCGCCTCGGACATCCCGGTCGAGAGGCTGATCGACAAGCTGGCAGAGGGCTACGAGCGCAAGGCCCGGCATGAGGCTGCCAAGAAGTGGATGCGCTTCAACCTCCGCGACGATGGACCCTACATGCTGGCCGTGGTCGGGGACCCTCATCTGGATGATCCTGGCTGCAACTGGCCCCTGCTGAAGCGCGATGTGGAGTTGATGCGCCGACCCCATGTCCACGCAATCTGCTTGGGCGATGTGACCAACAACTGGTCCGGGCGGCTGGTGAAGCTCTACGCAGAGCAGCCGACCACCAGATCGCAGGCATGGCAACTGGCTGAATGGTTCTTCCGGGCCGTGCCGTGGATGGTCATCATCGCTGGCAACCACGACCTCTGGTCCTCGTCGCACGGCAACGGAGACCCGCTTGACTGGATGGCGCGCGGCCATGCGGTGAAGGAGGACTGGATGGCGCAGTTTGAGGTCGCCACGCCCTCGGGCCATGCCATCAAGGTGGACGCCCGGCACGACTTCAAGGGGTCGTCCATCTACAACCCCGTCCATGGGCTGATGCGGGCGCACAAGTTCTCCTCGGGCGAGGCAGACATCCTCTGCGCCGGTCACCAGCACCACGCGGAGATCTATCAGGGGCAGGACGCTGACAAGGGGCACAAGCCCTTCTGGTTGGTCCGTGCGCGGGGCTACAAGCACATCGACAGCTTCGCCGCCATGCACCAGTACGCCTCGCAGGCGAGCAACTACGGCTCCACCGTGGGCATCGTCGTGGACCCGGCTCGGGGCAGCGTGAATGCCTACACGGACTTGGCAGAGGCGTCCGAGATCCTGGAGGCCAAGCGCGGGAGGGCCAATGCCAAGGCGTCGCGGAAAGTACGATGACCCCGACTGGCATGAGGTAGGGTCGCATCTTGGCGAAGCGTTCGCGGGCAACATCGCGGAACTCCGCTCGTCGGACCCTCCGGGGAGGCCGTTTGAACCCCAGCGAGGCCCCCTCGGGTTTTGCGTGGACCCCGCCGCCTATCGGAAGAAGCGTCGTCGTAAGGTGGATTCCAAAGGATGACCCAACCCCTGATGGATGGCACGATCTCGCCGCCGACAACCGACACCACGGACGCCATAGCAGGCTCGTACAGAGGGCCGACGCTGGCGATGATCTACCCGTCCCACAACGCGAAGACCCCCATTGCCGTGGCCGTACAGCGCGACGGGATGCTGGTCGTGGCGCAGATCACCCTGCAACACGCAGCCGGTCTGGCGGCAACTCTCGCTCACCTCGTCGCAACCGAGATCGAAAGGATGAACCGTAATGGCATTCGGGATTGATGACGCCATCGCAGCCGGGCTGAAGGTCATCGACAAGTTCGTGCCCGACCCCGCCGCCAAGGCCAAGGCAGAGGCGGAACTCAGGGCTGATCTCCTCGCGAGCGACAGGGCGCAGATGGAGGTAAACAAGGCGGAAGCGCAGACCGGCAGCCTGTTCATCGGCGGGTGGCGTCCTGCCATCGGGTGGGTGCTGGCCGCAGCGGTGCCGAGAAGGGCAAGCGCGGCTACCCTGCCTGCCGGCCCGCCGCTGCTGCCGCCCGCATGACCCCCGCCCAAAAGGCCACGATGGCCGCCAAGAAGACCGGGCCTGCGCGGAAGAGTTGGCCGGTGAGTCCCTCTGGAAGGAAGAAGTGAGATGCTCCCTGCCGTTGCGGCAATGGCCCCCGCCCTCTTCAGCCTCATCGATAACCTCTTCACTTCCGACAAGGAGAGGGACGAGGCCAAGCTGAAACTCCTTGCGCTGGAGAAGACGGGGGCCCTTGAGGAACTCAAGATCTCCATGTCCGCGATCCTCGCGGAGGCGCAGTCCGCCGATCCCTACACGAGTAGGGCGCGCCCCACTTTCCTCTACGTGATGTACGCGGCTATCATCCTCTGCTTCGTGGGGGCCATCATCGGCATCTGGTACCCCGCCCAGGTGGATACGGCTGCCACGAATCTGGGCAAGCTCCTCAACGCCATCCCCGAATCCCTTTGGTGGTTGTTCGGTGCGGGCTTCCTGGGCTACACGGCGACCCGTAGCTTCGACAAGTGGAAGGGTAGCAAGTGAAGGACACCTTCGATAGGTGCCTCGCTGAGGTGCTGCGCCACGAAGGCAAGTGGGCCGACCATCCCCGCGACCCCGGGGGTGCCACCATGCAGGGCATCACGCTCCGCACCTACTCCAAGTGGATTGGCCGCCTGGTCACCAAGGAAGAGCTTTTCAACATGCCCTCGGCGCACCGCGATGCGATTTACCGCGAGGAGTACTGGGACAAGGTGCGGGGGGACGAGCTACCCAAGGGGGTGGATCTTGCGGTGTTTGACATGGCCGTGAACTCTGGCCTCTCCCGTGCCGCGAGGACTCTACAGGCTGCGCTGGGGGTACAGGTGGACGGGAAGATCGGCCCCCAGACGATTCAAGCCGCCAAGGTTGTTCACCCCAGCGGCTTGATCTCGGACTACTGCGACTCTCGTCTGGCGTTCCTGCGGTCGCTGGACGGTTGGGCGATTTTTGGCAGGGGCTGGAAGGCGAGGGTGGAGGATTTGCGCTCAGTCGCCACCAAGATGGCTACTGAGGATTAGCCGAAGTTCCACTTTTGACATACTTATGGCTCCTTATGGTTGGGAACATTCCCAAGATTTGGGAGAGTTCCTTCTGGATTTCGGGAAGTTCCTTGACGCAATCTAGGAGGCGAGATCGCCCTAGGGCCGCCTGCACCTTGGGCATCAAGGTGGATAGGAGGTGGGCGAGGGCCTGGGTGCGTTCCCTCTCGTTCTCCAACTGGAGTTCAATGTGACGCTTTGCCTCCTCCAGCCTAACGATCTGCGCCCACAGGTTTTCGATTTCTGACTTCTTCGTCATTGAACCCTCCACACCCTGATCCCAAGCCCATTGACCTTGGAGGCAACAAACCTCTTCCGGTGCCTCTTGGCGTAGTTGAAGGCCGCATTCCTGACCGACTGCTGCCGCGCCAGTTCCGTCGTCTTGACGAGGAACGACTGACCGATCTCCATCCTGTGGAAAGGATAGATCGCCGCCCGCCCCTCGCGATCCGGCGGGGGAACGGGCACCTCGTCAAAGACGATCTCAGATACGTCCACGGTTGTTCGCGCTTTGGGTTTGCCAGACATCTATCACTCTCTCTCGCCATGCGCGCTCATGCCTGAGCTTCTCGGCCAGGACGAACGCATCTCGCTTCTTCTTCAGGATCTCAAGGTAGGCAACGGAGGCTAGCGCCTCCGCCTCCTTGTCCGCCGCGCGAGGGAGTTCGGACTTGAGGTACTCTGCGGCATAGACGGTCTTCGCCATGTCTTGCAGGAACTCGTAGTCCGCCCTCGCCTCGGCAGAGGCCACCCCGATGTCCTCCAGCTTGTCGAGGTGGGCCTGGATCTGGTCGTCACGGAACATCAGAACGGCATCTCGTCGTCCATGTCATTCCTTCCCCTCTGCTGGCGCTGGGGTTGGGGACGACCGCCGCCGCTAGCATCCCGCTCCTTGGGCTCTGAGAGGACGATCACCACCTTGCCATCCTCTGAGCGGTGAAGCGGGAGGTAGTCGAGGAACAGCGTGTAGCCGCTCCCGGACTTGGACGGGAAGGCGCTCCCGATCTTGGTCCAGTAGGTCTTCTGCCTGTCCTTGCCGGGCACCCCGGCGATTGCGTCGAGCCTCATGTGTCACTCCTTTGGGTTGAACGAACGAAGCGTGTGAGCTTCTCTTCAAGTTCGTGTGGTTCCTCGTCCTCGTACTTGAGGACTCCGATCTTTCTGTATCCGTCGTCGTAGTCGCTTTCCGGTTTCCCCTCCTTGTAGACGTTGTCGCTCTCGTCCCAGGCATACCCAATTCCGTCGATCACGACATGAACGACGATTCCATCGTCGTCAAACGGGTTGCGTTCAAACGGGCATTGGGCCATGGCTCCCTCACTCCTCTTCCTTGCTGTTGAACGAGGCGATGAGCCGATCCTTCACGGCCATCAACTCGGTGTAGCCAGCCTCGCTGGCCTCCTTGACGGCCAGGATGGGCCACTTGTTGGAGAGCATGACCTCGGCCAGTTCCGTCGCGTCCTTGGCAGCGTTCATGGCGTCGCGGACACGCTTGAACTCCGACCTCGCGTCCGGCTTGGCGGGCGGGCGGTCCTTCATGCTCTGGACGGTGTTGCCGTCAGCGCCGTTCGCGTCGTCATCCTCTTCCGCAGCGAGGCCGAAGAAGGACGCGATCTGGTAGCGCCGGGCGAAGGTCATCAGCGACCCCATCTCCTGCATCTTGACGATGCGGCTTTGATCCAACGGCATGCAGGTGCTGACCAGCCCACCCCCGCCGTGGAAGAGGCGCAGGCACATGACCATGCCGTCCTCGCGCTTCTCCAGCGTCTGGGTGAAGGCCAGCCCATTGGCCGACAGGGCCGGGCGCACGATGTCGAGGATCGCGTCCAGCGTCGCGTAGGCGAACTTGTAGGAGCCACGGTCGCTCTTGACCGCAACCTCGCGGTTCTTCACCGGGTTCGCCATGCCACCCTGGGCCTTTGCCAGCGCAGCGTAGAGCAAGCCCTGCTTGTCGATGTTCTCGTCCGTCATGTTCATCCCTCCTCAGAGATGCGGAGATAGCCCCGCTTGTCGCGCACGACCTTGATGCCATGTCCCGCCGCCGCGCGCACATCGGCGGGGATCAGCTTCTTGATTGCCTTGTCGGCCTTGTCGAACTGCGTGGAGTAGTTCTTCGTCGCCATCCACTCGCCAGCCAGCGAGGCCCACTCGTTATTGCCGGTCATGTCCACCGTGCGGGTGGCCTCGGGCGGCGCAACGATGGCGATCTCGCTGGGCGGTATCTTGAGCGTGACGCACTCCCAGAATTCGCGCTCTGCCTCAATGAGCTTGCCAGCGTATTCCAGGTCGTAGTCCACCTCGACGTAGTCGTACTCGTTGCCGCTAATGACCGAGAGGTATGCCTTCGTCACGCGCGCGCAGATCATGTTGTGGTGAAGCTGCGGCTGGTACTTTGCCAGCGTCGCAGCGAGGCCGAAGCGGTGGGAAACGTGCTTCGCCTCCACGATGCATCCGATGCCCTCGCCGTCAAGCGTTGCGGTCATTGGCACGGAGTAAGCGTTGTTGGCGCGTGACACGCCACGCTCAAGCGTGATGCCTGTCTTCTTCTCAAACCATGAGAGGTTGAAGTCCTCGGTGACGGTGCCGAGTTGCACCGCGAAGACATCCGAGAGATCTTCTGGCTCGCCGCCGGTCTTGAACCTCCACAGGTCTAGGATCTTCTCGCGATCCCCGGACATGATGATGTTCGCATCCGAACCGCCGATGCTTGACCGGCGGGCGTCCACCCATTCCTTGCTCTTCGGTGCTGGCAACATGGTTCCCTCCTGTTGTTGCGTTGGCAGAATGTATGTGCGTTTGCGCGAAGTCAAGCGTCTTTCTGCATTCGCGCGATGGTTTCGGCGCTGAGTTGGTAGGGGCGAGACGCCAGCATCCTCGCGCGGGTCTCGTAGCGTTCCTTGCCGCTGATCCAATGCTCTCGGTCGATGGGAAGGGCCTCCGGGATCGGAAGCTGCAACACGATGCACCTCGCCGTCGTCAGCCATGCCCTGCGCTCGAAGCCATCAAGGCCAGAGTGCATGCAGTCCCATAGCTCTGGCTCTGTCGCTCCCAGGCGTCGCGCGGCTTCCTGCAAGCTCGCCGCGTGGAACTCTCGGGTGCGGTCCAGAAGCCTCCGCTTCTCGATCTGGATCTCCTTGTTGTTCTCCACATCCTGCACAGCCTTGGAGTCCACCGTGTGCGGGACCTCCTCCGATTGTGCGTTCGTCTCGTCGTCGTCCAGCCACCGCTGTGCGTTGATCCATGTCGAGGCGTGGGCGATGTATTGCTTGTCCATGCCACGCTTGGCCGCAGCGTAGCGCCTCGCGCCCTCCACGATGTCGGTGGGGCGCATCTTGAGCTTCTCGACTGCCTTGGCCCATGCCTTCTTGGCGCTCTCCTTGCTCTTGCGAACAGGGTAGACGGCCCAGAAGGCGTCGAAGTCAGGCTCGACGGTCTGTCCGGTGAGATCCTTCATGTCACCTTCCTCCTTTGAAGCAGCTCATGCTCGCCACTCGCAGATTCCGTCCCAGTCCCACTCAAGGATTCCTGGGTGCCAGCCATTCTCGCCTCCTTCACCGGAAGGAAACTGCCGCCGGATTTCCATCGCCACATCCTGCATTGCCGCGAATCCACCGGCGCGGCAAAGCCTCTCGCCAACCTCCCTCACCAGCCTCCTTCTCTCATCCCTCGCATGCTTTGCGCGCAAGATGGTTATGACTTCGGAAGCCTCTACTGCGTACTTGAACCCTGAAGTTGGCTTGCTCCCAAGGCCACGGCGCACAGCCATCACCAAATCTTCGGGTGGAGGCATATATCCGCAAAGCGCCCCGGCGATGCGAACTGCTTCTTCGTCCTTGTTGATTTTGCTCATGTCACATCCTTTCCTTCCAAGAGGTCACGGGCGATGGAGGGCGCATCCCAGAAGCCGTCGCCCTCCACAATGCGCTGGAGACCGGCGCGGTAGCGAGCGATCTCTCGGCCACGCTCGTTGAGCATGTCGCACAAACGCTCTACGGCCTTCTCTGCCATGAGAGACCCTCGGTGAAGTTCGCTCATGGCTTGGCCTCCTCTCGGGTCACTAGCAGCTTGATCGTCGGGCGTTTCTCGCGATTTAGCACCGCATAGCCGGTGATGGGGCCGGTCTTCGCGCGATTGCCGTGCGGATAGACCACGCTGACGGTTGAGTCGGCGCCGTGATCCTTTATCAGGGAGGTAATCAAGGATCGCAATTGCCCAAGTTTCATGGCTTGGCCTACTTGTTCAGAACTTTGTCGATACGAGCCATCATTGCCGCTCGCCCCACGGCTCCGCGCGCTGTCATTGGGTTCCAGTAGATGAGACCGTTATGACGGGCGTCGATCAACGCATCCGTCAGCTCCTCCACGCGGGCGAGCAGCTTCGCCTCCCGCTCCCCGCTCATGCC